TTACCTCTTTACCACAAGAACGACATCTTATTCTAATGTTCTCCATTTCCCAATTAACAATTCACACTCTCTCTTTATATAGCACTACCAATCATCATCACTATTCTGCGAATTAACAAATTCTTTATTTCTCATGCAATATCCATGAGTATCAATTTCCATTCTTAAGTGTGCACCAGTATGAAGACCTTCTATTAATGCAACGATTAATAGTAACATCACAGGTAACATCCATAAGGGATGGCTCAGAACTTCAGAAGTTTTTTTCATTGCATTTTATGTACGGTGTAAGTATACCATAAAAAAAGACCCCTGCAATGCAGAGGTCTCGATCCATCTCGAACTAGAGATATTTATCAGAAGGTGAATTTAACACCTGCTTTTGCACCCCAGTTAACGATGTCGTCACCTGAAGAATCTTCATCAGTGATACCAGATAGTTCACCGTATAGTCCTACTGAATCTGTAGCAGCAACAGAAAGACCAGCCTTACCAGAGAACTCACCTTCAGAACCATCAGTTCCGTCTACAGCGATGAATGAAGGGCCACCTTGTACGTAGTAAGCTACTTTCTCAGAAGCGTCTCCTTCAAAGCCGATGTGAAGATCAGTTGTAGCACCAGAATAGTCTCCATCAGGATATGAGATATTGCTCTCAACATTCACGTAAGGGCCAGCAAATGCTGCACCAGCGAATAGGAATGGAGATGCTGCAACAGCAGCGATTGTTGACTTAATAGACATGTTTTTTTGTTAAGTATCTCGCAAGAAAAAATCCCTTGCGGATGATAGCACCCCCGACATGGGGTACTGTTTGCATTCGCAAAGGGTTACGATTCTTTCGAGTCCTTTGTACGATACTATTTAGTATAACATAAACTTATGTATATGTCAAAGGTAGGGATAACCCTACCTATACAGGATCTGAATTAACAAGGTCATCAAGTCTTGATTTGACATCACTCCAATCCTTATCAAATAATTCAACACCCTTTTCAGTAAGAGCGTGTCCATACATTTTATCAAAAATGATTGGAGGAATGGTAACAATATCTGCACCAGCTACAAAAGAATCAGAGACACTTTTTACATCACGAATTGATGCTGACAATATGGATGTTTTATAGTGTTGCTGTTCTTTATATAATGCTGCTATGTCACGTATCAAATCCATACCATTCATTGAATTATCATTCAATCTTCCAACAAATGGTGAAACATAAGTTGCTCCAGCTTTAGCAGCAAGAACTGCTTGTGCTGCAGAGAATATAAGAGTTACATTAACTCTTATCAATTCTTTTGAGAATTCTTTACAGGCAAGAAGACCTGCTCTTGTGCATGGAACTTTGATGGTAGTATTTTTTCCAAACTTCTTTGCTAGTCTAAATCCCTCTTGAATCATTTCAAAAGAGTTTCCAACCACCTCCATACTTATATCACGCACACCAAGATCAACAAGTTCTTGATATACGTCCTCTGGTTTTCTACCACTTCTCATTATAAGAGTTGGATTTGTTGTAATACCATCAACCAATCCTGTTGACCAGAAATCGCTTATGGTATCTACATCTGCTGAGTCAAGAAATATTCTCATAGAAGTAGGGTATCCTGTGTTTTTGAAATTTAGTTTATGCAACTTCAGTCGCTGCGGTTGTTTCTGGTGCTGCTGTTTCTTCAGCTGCTGGTGCTTCACCCTCTGCTTCTGCTTCTGGGAGTTTTACACCTGTCTGTTCAAGATACTCTATGATACCTTGAACTTTAAGTCCAAGTTCACGCTTTGAAGTAAGTTGTGCGTTGAGTTCTTGAATTTCTCTAAGAATATTTTCTCTCTGATCAAGCGCAGATTTTAAGTGTTGTTGTGAGTCTGTCATCTGTGTAAGAATGCGTCTAGTATATATACGATGTTAGTATAGCATGAATTTTTTATTTTTCAAGTACTAAATATTTACATATGGTAACGTTTAAAATGAAAAAATTTTTACCTTTTGCGATGCTATTGATGGGTGTTCCATTTGCTACAGCTCACCCAAGTGCCCGTGCAGACATTACACATCGTATGTCTTCTAGCACTCAGTTGGTTACAAACGCTGCAGCTACACAAGTTCAAAGAATCGGTAGTACGTATAGTGCCTCTGGATCTGGTGTAACTATGGATGTTGGTGGTGGTAACTCTGCAGACTTAAAAGTTGGTGGAATCGGATCACTTTCTTCAGGTGTTGGTCAAGGATCAATTGGTACAGCGACCCAGACAACTGCTGGTGGAGCATTCAGTTTTAGCCAGTCATTCATTTCTGGTGATGTAATTGAAACTACTGCACCTGCAGTTGGAGCAGTTAGTGATTACTCTATTCAAACTTCAACTGGTGTTGGTAGTGGCACTGGTACAGGTACGGTAACTTCAGCACATACTGCAACTGCAGTTGGTGGAGGAACAGGTACTTCTAGTACAGCACAATTTGTAACCGAGCTCACAATCAACTAGAGCGATGAAAAGGTTTATCCCTTTACTTTTATTACTAGGTTCAGGATCTGCTGTTAGAGCAGTTCCTGTGGTGCCAAATTTTACTCAGGGCTCAATGACCAGCCACACTGAGACAACTAGCACAGTTACTGAGACAATTAATAGTATGGATTATGCCACAGGCTGGCAGTATACAGTAACAGGCACTGGTGTTGAAACAAATGCTCCTCTCTCACCAGCAGGAACATCACAACATACAATTACAATAGACGGAGTGACTTCGACATGGAATGGTCTAGACATAGACAATCGACCACAATTTACACAAACCACTGCGGGAGCAAGTTTTCAATTTTCCGAAAGTTACGCTGGGCCAGGCCTCCAAAATCAAACCCTGATACAGAGGACAACCACAATAGAAAGCGTAACAGATACAACAAGCACCTTTACGCAATAACCGCAACTGCTGTAAGTGTCATAACATGCACACCAGTTATGGCAGCAGATGTGGGTGGTGTTAGTGCCACTGCCAATCCAATAGCAAATTCGTCTGGCTCGGTAACAAACCAAGCTATTCAGGTTTTACAAGGCCCATATATAACTAATACTTATGGTGGAGGCATTCAATGTCAAGGTGCGACTATGAATGTCACGCCATACGTCACTGGAGCTGGATCATTCAAAAGACCTTTTGAACGGTATTATGATGATCCAGTTTTTGATGTCTCCGACTTAGATGATGATGGACAAATTGATAATCCCGGAGAAATACTTTACTATATTCCAACAAGAACTAATCAAACAGAAAACTATAATTTGTCATTAGGTTTATCCGCTACATGGTCACGACCATTAGATAAACAATTACAAGAACAATGTAAAGAGGCAGCAGCTGCAAATATAGATCTAATGCAACAAACAGTTGCCAATAAAAGATTAGATTTTGAAATCGCACGTCTTAAGAATTGTGGTGAACTTAAAAAGGCTGGTATAATGTTCCATCCCAAATCACCATATGCTTCCATATGTGCTGATGTAATGTTAGTTCAACCTGCTGGTGTAGTAACTCCTCATATGCATAACCTTACACCTAATAAAGTTAATGAAGAAATCAAAGTAGACTCAAATAAAGTTGAAGTAAATGGTGAGGCATCTAATCTAGGAGTATTCTCTATAGGAAAACCCATAGACTAATTATTTTTTATTTTTAAAATACTTCTTCTTTAGTTTTTCCGCTTCTTTCTCAGCCTTCATCTTTTTGGCATGGTTCTTAGCAAAAGGAATCTCAAGTAAACCTTTCTTTTTCCGATATTCATTTGTTTTCAATTGAGCTTGAGTAGGTTTATAAGGAGTCTTACCAAGTGCTTTATTAACCTTACCTATTACCTGTTTAATTGCAGGTTTAAAAATCTTTAGTAGTAAATCTGCTAGAGGTTTTGCTAATAGTGCAGATGTGCCAGCCACTGCTGCTATGGAAGCTGTTGTAGTAGCAACTGCTGCAGAAGGTAGGTACGCTTCTACTACACCAATATCTTCATATAATTCTACACATACCCACGTTCCTTGTTGAGTTTTTTGTAATTCATGACCAACTACTTTTTCTTTTTCACTAGGGCCTACTGCACCAATACGTAATGATTGTGGGCCGGGACAATCAGGTTTTTCATTACCTGCTTTGGGTATAGGTGGTGTATCTGGTGTAGTAAGATCTGGATCCTCTGGTGGAGCAACAGGTGGTGCCTCCTGTTGTCTCGTAATTATCAATTGATCTGGTTCATAGTTCATAGAATCATATGAAGGATAACCAGAATCACAAAAAGTCATTACCTCTTCAGGATCATTCTCTACTAGATCCTTATCTATCGGTAAATTATTCCTATGTCTTTTATTATCTTTATGTGCTTTTACACAACCGGGGAGATCTACAATAGGATTACCAATATTGACTATGACAGGAGGAAGTAAATAATCAACATTAGGTTGTGTGGTCATCCACTGAGGAACATACACATTTGGAATATTAGTATCATAGATATCAATAATATTCGTGGTATTGTTATTAATACCATCAATTTTTTTAATGGGTTCCATTCATTTTGCGATGTTATTCCATTTTAAAAAGTCAAAAGTAGTTATATAACTTTCATGCTTATGATCTGCCTCTGCAAATGTAGGAACCGTAGCCATATTTGTATAGATTCCAAATACAGTCACTAATGATGCTATTACAGCACCAGCACCCCAAACCCACTTCTCTAATTTACGAAGTCTATCATTAAGTTCTTCTTGATCCTTATCCTTTATACGATCAAGTTGCTCTTCTAAATCCTTAACTTTTGTTTCCAAGACTGCCATACGACTGTCTTGTGCGGATTGTTTTTCATAATATTCAGGGTTAGTAGTGGTCATTTAGGAACCTCCTTACGGTAATCTTGCGGTGAATCTATTCTAACAACACCACCTGTTGATTTAGGTAACATCTCTGCTAAAGCATTACGAACTTCTTCTCTTACTATGAGTTGAATTTCTGATTGTTTTGCTTTAACTCTTTTTTCAGGCCCACCAGTTGCTTTATCGATGGCATAATTACCACCAAAAATACTACCGCCACCTATGACGGCAACTGCTGTTCCTGTACTAGCAACTTTTTGTATATCCATTATAGAAGAATCGCTCCAATAATAAAACCTTTAGCAAATGAAAGACATAGCATTTGATAATTAGATAATTTGAATTTGCCTTGAAATTTATACGCAAGATTCTTATCCCACTCTTTTACACTATGAAATGTTTGTCTCATCGCTTTCATACTTTCATCAATGTTAATATTCCACATAGTTTTACTCCACTAATGTACCAAATGATCTACGTATATTTCTCAATTCTTCAAAGTCCTTTTGCTTGGTTCCACCGTCATATGGCCATGCATATCCTTCAGTGATCATCTGTTCATTAAGCGATAGATCCCCATCACCAATATAACACCAGCCAAGCAAACGCCCATACTTACCGACCCCGCCATCGAGCTCAGTCCTAATAATAAGATCGTCATCACCAGCAATCGCACCTTCCAACTTTCCTTTAAGCCAATCTGTTGCATCAATTCCGAGTGCTTTCTCTTCGAGATTTCTTGTCCTTTTTTCTGGGGTATCAACACCAGCTATCCTTACCCTCTCTTTCTTGTATAGATCAAATCCTAGATCTATTATAACATCAATCGTATCTCCGTCAAGAACCTTGACTATTTCCGTGACTCGGAAGTTGTAACAACTCTTCCGATTCGGTGGGGTCATCGCTCCCATCTTCATACTCCATAAGTGTATTATTTATCATGTCCTCCACTGAAGTGCGTTCTTTTTGTATCTTCCAGTTACGAAAAGAATTTATTATATGATGATATGTGTCTACAATCACCACAGGATTATCCTCTCTTGAATCTATAAAAACAATTTTTCCATCATCAAAATCTTTAATGTATTTTGCCTTCTCCGCTTTCACTGGAGTCGGTATCATTAACATTAATGGGATTAGGATTCCAATCATCGTACTTAAATATCCAATATATTGTAACACTTACTGCGACCAGAAGCAAAGCTATCATAATATTAACTGACCAAACTATGTCCATTAGAAAAAATTCTTTTACTGCTATGTATCATATATTTTTATACAGTGACATAGTGAGGGAGTCCACACATAAATGCGTATATTTACCTACTATGTTAGTATAAATATTATCGTAACGTGGAGTTGAAACGATCATGTCCCACTATACAGTCGGTTATCACGACTTACAAAGAAATCATTATGAGATATGTGAATATGCTGAGAATGCATATGAAGCAATAAAACAAGCGAAAGAAGATCTTCCAGAATTAAGTGGACATCCCCATGCTACAGAATACTGTATAAAGGAGCCCGATTAATGAAAGATTTACCATTTACATCAGCAACTATCATTTTAGGAACAGTAGCGATAGCAGTATGGGTATTACCAAAACTTGCTTACGTTTAGTTTGTATAAGAAACAGTTAATAACCAAAAACCTACAACAAATAAAAACCAAATATTAGTAGAGGAAAATATCGATGCAGTGCTAATCGATAGTTCCTCTATTTTTTTTACCTTAACAATTCTCATTTAATTCTTTTGCCATATTGCCACCAATATCAGCACCCTGATTTCCACCAAACATTGCTACCCAACCAGCAGCAACCCAACCAACAAAGGGAATATTAGACAAAGCAGGAGCAACACTGGCACCAACAGAGGTACCCACGAGTCTTCCTGTTCCTTTTGCTCCTCCGATTGCTTCGATGCATGCGATTGTTTTATCGCTTGGTTCTGCTCCTTTCGATTGAGCAGACGGGTCAATCCATGCTGTTGGGGTTGATACTGGCCCACCGTGGTGTTCTGCACCATCCATCGTATATTCAACAATTCTGTCCACTTTGTTTGAACCCAATCCCAGAAAGCCACCTTTTCTTTTGACCTCCTCAACTGTGGTCATTACAGTAGGATCGTTTGCCTTATATTTTACACTATACCCATTCTCATTCACCATAGCTTCATAAGAAGTGTAATTACCAACTGGTATATTTAATGACGGTAATTTAGTTTCGCGATTAGCGAGCATACCAATCATGCCTATGTGCGATAAACCAAGTAGTCCACCCAATCCAAGGGCAAACCACTTAGTTAAATTTACATCTTTTTTTTCCATAGCAATTTCCTCGGTTTACATAGTGAAAGGTGGTTCTTCTTTCTTAGGTGCAGGTGGTTGACTTGCAATACTAATTGGTGCTTGTTCGATTCTAATTGTCTGAGCAGGTGCAGTTTGTGCTGCTGCTGCAATTAACCTTTCCATGTCTCCTTTAGATACTCCTCCTCCACCACCACCATTAACAGCACCTTTTTTAGATGTTTGAACCCCAAATGTAGCCAAAACTCCTGTAAAAACTGAAGCTATAAATGTCGGATCCAGATCTTGTTTTGGCATTTTAAATGCTTCAGGAAGATCAACGTAGGCCAAAGTCAAGATAGCCCCCGACCAAACTAAAATTCCTAGCCGTACAAACGTACTAAGAATCATCATCTGCTCCTCTTTATCGTCGGTTGCTTCTCTTAACTTAGCAAAGAGACCTTTTTTCTTTTGTTCTTCTCCTTTAACTTCCTCTTTAATTTCTTCTTTAGGCTTTTCCTTTTTTACTGCGTCTGCCATAAAATTAGAGTATCTAATCTATATAGCAAAATTTATTTTAAAATTGAGAAATACCTAATCCACCAGCAGGTACATTAGCTTGTGGTGTGGAAGGAACAAGATCAGGAGTACCTATAGGTAGATCACCGCCTAATCCAGCAGCACCGCCAATACCTCCAAGATTACTCATCACTGCTTCAATCGCTTGAGTTTTGACCTTCTCAATAAGTGAATCTTTATTAAGATATAGGTACCCACCAGCACCAACAACGGTGAGAGATACAACCCCACTAAGAATAGCAATTCCATTTACAATTTTTTGCATTTTAATCTCCGTAGTAATTTAAAAAATACTTGATTATACCATCACAATTTAGATTACCAGAAGTAACCCAACGATCAGCACATTCGTAAATGATTTGATTTTGGTATTTAGGAAATCCATGATCGTTATACTGATTACCGAATTGATTCAAAAGAATTTTTAAAGCCTCTTGTCTCAATAACATCCGTGAAGGATGGTATCTTTCTTCACTTGTCATAATCACTTCCATCTCCAATATAAGTCAGTGAGAAAACATCATGGTCTTCACCATCATATTCAATCCACTCCTCAAACTCTTTATAAATTGCATTTTTATCAGCAACAGGTTCTACTACATTAAGTCTACTGATAGACCAATCACGAACACTATTCAGAGTTTGATTCAAAGTTTCCATAATCTTTACGCATATAGCGACCAAGTATGTTGCTATTATAATATTTCGGTGTCCCGTCGTCAAGAGCCTCTGTTAACACATTATGAAGAAACAACTGTTTAGTCTCTTCATAATTTACTTTACCTAATGTTGTATGTAATGATATTATCTCTCTTCTGAAAGCACCTCTACCAAGGCACTTAATATCCTGTTTAAGTTCCGCAGAGCTTCCAAAGTATCGTTTCCAGTCTGACTCCGAAGTAATCTTTCTTTTACCTCCTTTCGGTTTTCGCTTCTGCACGAAATATTTTCTTCCGATATATTCCTTTCCATTTGTGGTGTTGGTGATGCGATAGACGAACCCATAGTGGTCACCGATATCATCAGAAGTAAAGGGAGTGCCCTCATAGATCCAAGGATTTTCATAATCAATATTCTTATCAGTCATTTAATTATAACATCACAATTCTATGTAGTCAAGAAAAAAGAGGGTTATTAACCCTCTTTCAACCATTCACATTCTAACCAGTCATAAGCATCTAATTTACCTCCAAATAATTTGTCAGTGTGTTTAGCAGAGTCAAGGTATGCTTGTATGCTTGCCTCTACTTCATCATAGTTTGAATCCTGAGAATGAGTCCTTCTTAACATCTTGTTTAATGCCTCCTACGACGTAGCTTTCAACTTCTGTTTCTTGTGGTGCAACTTGCAATCCTTTTGAAGAAATCCAGTGTGCTGTCCAAGGTAATGGGTTGTTACGCATTGCAATATCATAAATTGGATTCAATCCAACTGCCTTCATTCTTTTGTTAGCAGTCCATTCAACATACTGATGTAGTAGTTTTTCATTTAAACCAATCATAGAACCATCCTTAAACAGATATTCTGCCCAGTATTTCTCCTGATTGACGGCAGTTTCAAATGCTTTTTGAAACCATGGCTCCTCCTCTTTGTAAATTTTCTTCATCTCTGGGTCATCACCATCTCTCCAATGTTTGAGAATACTTTGTGTAATGACTAGATGTTGGTTTTCGTCTCTGGCGATGAGAGACACGATTTTTGCCGATCCTTCCATGAGCTTAAGTTCGCCAAAAGCAAACGAGCATGCGAAGGAGACATAGAACCTAATTCCCTCCAAAATGTTGACGTTTGCAACTGCTCGGAAGAGTCTTTTTTTGAGTTCATACCTTGTGTAATCTGATAAGTAGGAACCTCTGCAGCTTTCTTTCCATTGATTACCTTGATCATACTCATGTGCCTCATTAATAAAATCATCATATGATTCAGTAACACTCTGTGCCCTCTCCAGAATACGATCATCTGTAAGGATAGTGTCGAAAACATCAGATGGATTAGAATAGACGTTTTTGATAATGTAAGTATAGGATCTACTATGGATCATTTCCATAAACTCCCATACCTTCATACATCCTTCTAACTCAGGAAGTGAACAGTATGGTGCAAATGCCATACCGGGCCCTCTTCCTTGAACAGAATCTAACATCACCTGATACTTCAGATTAGATGTAAAGATATGCTTCTGCTCTGGACGAAGTGTTTGATAATCACTTCTGTCCTTTTGAAGAGATACCTCTTCCGGTCTCCAGAAATAACCTAGTTGTTGAGTTGTGAGTTTCTCAAAAACTGGGTACTTATAGTTATCATATCTTTGAACTCCAAGTGGAGCACCAAAGAACATTGGTTGTTTTTTTGTATCTACAACCTGCGAATTGAATACAGTCATTTGACTGACTGGTTTTTGTTTGGTTGATTCCACGTTAGTCTTAAAGTTTACAAGACTCACAATCCTCTTCCTCCTCAGTGAGAATACTGTTGACTAGTTCATTGAGATTAGGTTTTTCTTCCTCAATCTCATCTGTTTTGATATCGTAGGTGTTCTGATAGTAACTGGTCTTCCAACCATACTTATAGGTGGTTAAAAGATCCTGTGCCATTACAGAAACTGGAACTTCGTTATCTGGGTAGTGTTCTGGATTATAACTCCAGTTTCCACTAATCGCTTGATCAAAGAATTTCTGCATAACAGCAACGACGTTGATATATCCCTTATTAGATGTCATATCCCATAAGAGAGTATAGTTATTCTTTAAGTGCTGATATCCGGGTACTATTTGCTTGAGTGGCCCTTTCTTCGATTTCTTAATGGACAGATACCCTCTAGGTGGTTCGATTCCATTGGTTGCATTTGACACAACGGAACTGCTCTCCGAAGGCATTTGTGCCGACAATGTTGAGTTCCGTACTCCATATTCCATGATATCCACTCTAAGAGATTCCCAGTCATATTTTAAATTATTGGGAACAATTTCATCCACATCATGTTTATATGTATCAATCGGAAGAATTCCATTTCCATACTTAGTTCTGTCTGAGTATTTACACGCACCCTTTTCTTTTGCAAGATCGACAGTGGACTTAATTAAATAATATTGAAACGCTTCAGTAAGATCATGAACAAGTTCCCATGCCCTTTGATCTTCATACTTAACACCGTTCTTTGCAAGGTAATGTGCAAGTCCAATATATCCTACTCCTAGCGAACGACGTGCTTTTGTGGCAACCTCTGCAGCTCTGACTGGGTATTGCTGAAAATCAATGAGTTCATCAAGACTGCGAACACTAAGATCACAAAGACTTTCGAGATCGGATAGATCACGTATCTTACCGATATTAACAGCAGAAAGAATGCAGAGAGCAATTTCACCATTTTCATCGTCAATATGTTGTACAGGTTTAGTTGGTAAAGTAATCTCTTGACATAGATTGCTCATCTCTACCTTATCCACAAAGGATGAGTGAGAATTGCAATGGTCTATGTTCATTAAGTATATTCTACCAGTTTCGGCACGTTCCTTGAGAAGGTCAAGGATAAGTTCTTGTCCTCCAATAGTTTTTCTGGGGATTGATTCATCATTCTCATAGCGAGTATAAAGGTCATCAAACTCATCGGTACCAAAACTCTCGTATAAGCCAGGACAATCATGTGGGGAAAATAAGGAGACTTCCTTATCTTCGATAAACCTTTCATAGAATAACTTGCTTAGTTGGATACTGTAGTCGAGTTTTCTGACTCGGTTGTCTTCTGTTCCTTTGTTGTTTTTGAGGACGAGGATGTCTCTGATTTCTTGGTGCCAAATAGGGAAGTGGACAGTGGCAGACCCGCCTCTGATACCGTTTTGAGTACAGCATCGAACAGTTGACTCGAACTTTTTAAGGAAGGGTACAACACCTGTGTGCTGAACTTCTCCACCCCTGATTTTGCTGTTGATACCTCTGATTCTGCCCGCGTTAATACCGATGCCAGCACGTTGTGCGACATATTTGCCAATAGCCATATCAGAGCTAAAGATACTATCGAGGGTGTCATCAATATCAACCAGAACACAAGATGCATATTGACGAAGGGGTGTTCTGACACCTGCCATGATTGGTGTTGGGATGTTGAGTCGGTGTTTGGAGATTGCATCGTAGTATTTTTTAACGTAGTCGAGTCTAACATCTTTTGAATATTTTGAAAATATTGTTGCGGATATTAACAAATACATGAACTGTGGTGTCTCGTATATTTGCCCTGTGCTTCTATCTTGTACTAGATATTTGTCTGCAACTTGTCTAAGACCTGCATAAGTAAAAGTATAGTCACGGTCATGATCGATAAAAGACTCTAATTTATCGAATTCTTCTTCAGTATATAGTTCAAAAATTTCTGAGTCATACACCCCTCTCTCTACACATTTCTTAACTTGATCTTTTATCTTTGGAATATCGTATATTCCATTAAATAATTGTTTCCGTATAGAAAATAATAACAATCGTGCAGCAACAAATTGATAGTTAGGACATTCTAAATCAATAAGATCAGATGCACTTCGTATTAAGATCTCCTGTATCTCTGCAGTGGTTATACCATCATAGAACTGAATACCTGATTGGATCTCTACTTGAGACGCTGAGACCCCTGCAAGACCCTTACACGCCTCTTCGACCATAACGTGCATCTTTTCAAGATCTAAAGGTTCAATAGAACCATTTCTCTTTACAACTTTAGTTCCGTTGCTCATATTTTTTTCCAGTTGTTGAATTTAATTTTAGCTTGTAGACCAGAGTACACATTAGATTCTATCACCTTAGAGACATCTTGTCCACAATTGATCATGTCATTCACATCTTTTTGAATAACATCGCGTGGCCAAATGACTATCTTATCTCCTCTATCAATGACTTTGGAGATTCGATTGACGATTTCTCGGTTGCGAGGTTCGTTATCAAAAACCCAAATATAATTGCTCCAACCAAACGTCCGAATATCAATATCGGAGCCGCACATAGCAACCGAGTTCTCCACGAATGTGGAATCGAATGGCCCTTCCAGAATGTAAACGGGTTTTTCTTTGTTAATTTTGTCAAGTCCATAAATTTTGGGAGCGTCTTCATCAAGCATCACAGTGATATATTTAACATTATTTGGGCCTAGACTTCTGCCTTGAAAACCAATTATGTTACGTTCCTCATTATACATTGGAATGATGATTCTAGATTCATCTTTTGTAATATCATGGAAGGTATACTTCTTAGTATTTACCCACTCTTTAAACTTTGATGCAAAGAAAAAAATAGTTGGATCTAACCCTCTACGCTTGAGATATTCCTTGGCAATAGGAACCTCTGACGCTCTTGGTAAATCCAACTTTTTACGGAAAACAGGTTTCTTAAATTCAAACTTTGGTTCATCAACTACAAAATTTCCAACACCTGATATGGAACTATGTCCCTCTTTAAACTTTTCAAGCGTATACTGCTTGTGAAGCGTAGAGTCAATCTGCTTCAGAAAATTATTCAAGGACAAACTAGCTCCACAGTTGTGACACTTGAAGTTTGTATTTGTCTTGACTTGATAGAAGTATCCTCGTGCTTTGTTTTTATGCTTCTGTGAGTCACCACAAATAGGACATCGAAAATTATAAAGGTTTGGTTTTACACGTTTGAACTTTTGTAGACGCGAAGATACCAATCCAATATACTTGGAATCAATGATATCCATAATAAAGGAATTACTTATCCGTTATTATAACAGGAGGTCGTTGTGAAGTCAACAAGGGATTGATAACTCTTTGTCCTATAGGAGATACTACGAAACTAATGACTGCAATTGCTCCAGCAATTGTCCACATTTTCTTCTCCATCATGCGAAGACGATTATCTACTAATCTAATATCTCTCTCGCATCCCTTTTTTATTTCGTCTGTTGTGCGTTCCAAATCTTTATGTAGAGACTCAATCTTCTCAAATAAGACTGCATCTATTCTATCTTGTTTTTGTAATTTTTCATCATGGACAGCCAATAACTGCCCCATTTTTGTAGAATTATCCTGTAGACTTTCAACAATTCGTTCAAGTCTTTCTAAAATCGCAGTGTTAACATTTGAATTATCATCCATTGTTGCCTAACCACATACGTCTTGATCCTCTACCACCATAAACATATCTCTTTTTCTTTTTCTGATTTACAGGGGGATCATCTCCTGCTTCTCGTGTTCCTGCAATATTTCCAGAACCCACATTATTCACTGGGACAGCTTCCTCTCTCAGTGATCTAACCATTGATATAATCTTATCTATGTTCATTAGACTGAATTTAGTTCTGAAGTGCAAAATTTATCTTCAGGTATTCCATGTACATGTGACTTGGGATACTCTGGGACTCTTCTTAAGAATATTAAAAAACTTTTAATTGCTGGCCATAAATCCTCTTCTAAATTATAGAATAGAAGAGGAGTGGCAGCATCATCAAAAACATTGAACAACACAGTTAGGTGATTCAATATAAGATGAGTTTTTAAAACATTCGTGTTCTTATAACGTTTTAATAATCTTTTCACATATTTGATTCGCTTAAGATCATCCTCAAAGTCATCTTTGGTAAGAGCGTGAGGGTTGTTGTAAAATTTTATAGCGAACAACAAATAGTTATCTTCATTCAATTCATCAAATCTCATAAGCTTTCAATTATGTAAAAATATTTATGTGTTATGCAGCAACAGTGATTGAACCAGCAGCAGTACCTATTGAAGCAACATTAGTAATAGTAGAGGCAGTATTAGTACCCTTATCCTTAATGGTTCCACTATTAAGTGCTAATGCATTTGTTCCAATGACTAGAACATCATTTGCATTAGTTGCAGCATTATTTGCAGCAATTGTACATCTGAATACTAGTTCATTTGTTCCTGTTCCTGACAAGTAGTTTGCCAAATGTGGCCCACGACCTGATCCAGATCCTTGGTTTCCATTAGTAATTGAAACTCTTGGAGTACCTGTTACATCAACTGGTTCATTGAATCTAACTCGTACATCAATATTACCACCATCTGACTTGTCAAATGCTGTTGTTATGAATTCGTACTCTGTAATGTCAGCAGCACCAAGACTTGTTGCTAATCCACCAATTGCGACTAAAACTTCTGGTGTAGCACTTGTGTTATTATTACCACTAAGAGCAGAACCAGCTTCTAATACCCACCCACTTGCGTTAGCGAATACCTGTTTCTTCTCAGCAGTTGTTAAATTCTTCGGTTTCGCCTCGTCGGCATCCGTAGCTCCCCATAGAGACATGATTTGATTTCCTTTTATTTTATAAAGATATTTATAAAAATAAGAGATCTTTATCGTGCTTTGAGGGCTTCAGTGACCGTAGCAAGTAATTTATCATCCATATCAGTCTTAGTAAGTTTGACTGCTTTACTAAGAATAACTAGACACAAATCTATAAGTTTCTCACCTAGTTCTGCGTCTTCTGGAATTTTGTCAACTGCATCTTTAATGATTTTTGATGCGAATGGAAGTAAAAAAGATACCATCTTTCAAATGTAATTCTATAGTATATAGCAACTAATCGTAAATTTTTCTACCTTTTTTAATTCTACCGGAACCTTTAGCGTCTGAAAACTTGACACCATGCTTTCGAGTGTCCATGTACAGTTTCTCTTGTTCCCGCTTTTTGTCCCTAGATCTCTCCTTCGCATCCCGTATACGTTTCTGCATTTCGGGGAATGAAATCTTTTGTTTTCTAGCAATTTCTTCTTTTATTTTCTTCTTCTCTGGAAGTCCTTTATGTTTTGTTGAAGCGAAATCTTTTACATCGCTTTTTTTCATATCATTGGCTGCTTTCGCAGTCTCAGGAGTGGTGGGTGCCAAGTCACCTTTTTGAATGGCACGAACTATACCAAAAAACCTTTGTTGGGATTTGGATTTTGATTTTTCGTTAAGAAAAGACATTTTCAGAACCACCTAACCAAGATCCACCATTTTGAATGGAAAGATCATACATTGCTTGATGCATAGAATATGCACACTCAGCATCAGAGGAACCATATAAATCAAACCTATCATTAATAGCAAGAGGCCTATCATCTAATGGATCTTCAATATATTCAGCATATGGAACATACTTACAATCTTTATCAAACCATGAATCATATGGTAATTCATCTGGTGCAGGGTGAGTCATGTACCTAACCCCTTACCAGATTTCATATTTTCTTTACTACCATATCTTGCTCTTGTTTCCACATACCCTTTAGTGTTACTACCGTAACCCATCTCCTTGGCATCTTTCTTAAGTTGCTTCTTAGCATCTGCTGCTTTCTTATACTTTCCAGTACCAGCATCAGATTTAGCACCCTTTACTTTCTTTTGTTGTTTGCTACCTTGTCCTGCAACGGCACCTTTACCATGCTCCTTTCTAATTTTAGCAAGAACAAATGATAGTGCATCGTCCTTTTTACCAGATGGTTTCTTAGTTCCACCTTTATCATAACCCTTCTCTTTCTTGAGACGAGTTGCTTCAACTACTTCACCTTTTGGTTCGTGAGATGCCATAATCTCATTACCAGCCCCAGATCTAACTGCCTGAAGTTTCTTGATAAGAACCATCTTCTTAGCAAGAGCTGCTTTCTTTTCCTGTTGTTTTAATTGTGGATCTTCTTTTTCAGTTTTTTTTTCAGGATCCTCGACTTGCTCTGCCATCTTAGGACTAATCTTATAATCCTTCTGAAGAGTCAACTTAGTATTAATCTTATCAAGTTTCTTTCCTCTTGCCTGATCTTTTGGATTCTTTGACAGAGTAAGTTTTCTTGCTTTATCAGCAATCTGACCTACGGGAGATCCACCGGGGTGATCACTTCCGTAGGGACTATACTTTTTTTCAAATATGCTCCCAATAATGTCTAGTAGTTTATCATCCTCTTTACGAAAGATATTATCACAAGATTCTTTTTTCACATTAGCAGTGTGCTTGGGATTCTGTTGAGGATCTCTTCTACTCATAGCTTTATTTGAATGATGATCCACTCTTTGACCCATACTTAACTTATACTTAGATTGCTTAAGAGGTTTTCCTCTCTTTCCTACAGTTACTTTTTCATCTCTCTTTTTGTAATGACCTATTTGACTAGTATCTTCACCTGCAGGTTTCTTTTTCTTTGTTCTTTGAGTTTCTGCTGATGCATCAGAACTTCTTGCTGCTCTTGAAAGATTGTATCCTGCTTTTTCATTTTTACCTGGCCTATAGGCATTATAACCCTTCTCTCTATAACCTTTCTGTCTTCTTCTTGATGCTAATACCTCTGCTCTTTTCTGAGCACCTTGAGCAACCTTTTCACTTTCTTCAATATTTTCAATAGATTCGGATTGAGTTCCTGATTTGAATCCTTTTTTAATTGCCTTTGCTACTCCTATTGGGGTTCCAGCAACATATGCTGCTGTCTTAGCAGCACCTTTAGCAACCTTACCTGCAATCTTAACGGCACCTACTGCACCTTTAGCAGTTCCACCAACAACTTTTCCTGCTACTTTAGCAGTGTCGCCAACAGCACCTAAAGTTTTGTCAATAGCAGATCCAACAGATTCAGATTGTGTCTCTTCCTTATTTAAAATTTGTCCACGGGTTGGGCCAGCAGTCATTTCAGGAACTTGAGTTCTACCAATGATACCCATTGCACGAAGTTTATTCATTGCAAGACTTCTCTTGGTTGGCATCTCTCTTGGGTCAGGCATATCCTCTGGTTTACATTTACCTTCATGAACCTTACCACATGTAGGACAAGACTCAGTTCCCTCATCTATATTGCTAGGTGTTCCGTCACCATGCTCAATAGTTTTACCATCAGCATCCTTTTGATGATGCTCTCTTACTTCATCAGGAAAAACTTTAATTAGTTTCTTATTGTTTACACCTTTACCAGTAAGTTTTTTATTTGAATCATCAGATACTTTTTCAGATAATTCAGAAAGTGCATCCCATTCAATTGATTCTTTCTTTGAAGAAATTGCTTTACCAATTGCCTTACGGCGATTAGCTAGATACTTATCAGTTTTATCTTTCTTACCATCATTATTAATATCACCATCTTCCTTACCAACTGGATCTAAACCACCACCACCTTTTGCTTTTGCAGTTTGTTTTCCTTTTAACTTTTCTGATTTAGTAGGTTCACCATAACCTGTCATTTCAACTGAAGAAATATTTGAGTTAGCACGAAGTTCTGCAATCTTCGTACGACTTGCCATTCTTACATATGTATTACCCGTTTTCTTATCAGTTACTCTAACTTTAAATGTTTTTTCTTCTGATTCTTCCTTTATTTCCTCTTCCTCAAGGTGATCAGCGGCTACGTATCTATCATCACCGTTCTTATAGTTTTGATATGCAGGAGTATTTGCTACCTTATCTGCATGGGTAACAATCATCTTTTTCTCAACGAAAACTTTCTTCATCGCAGAAAGAGATGTTTCCTTAACTAAGTTATCAACATCAATATATCCCTCCCCCAAAAGCATTTGCTTTGCTCTTGCTTTAATAGCAGGGGCAGCAGGTGATTTTGCCAGTTGTGATACAAACGCTTTTCTCATAGCAGCAGGATCAACACGACCACCAGCTTTCGCCTTCATCGATTGCTTGACCTTGTATCGAGTATCGTATGCTAATTGACGTGCTTGTTTATCAATTTTTTCTTTTGCTCCCGCAGCAGGAGCAGCCACTGGTTTGTCCATTAACTTATTGATTTTGTTTTTTTCTATATTTATTTATAAAGTGTCTTCCGTAACTACTTCCGGGAACCATTGTCTCTACATATTTACGATGACTATCAGTTCCAACCAATCTTTGATCTGATGGAACTCCTGATTTTGTTGTGCCATTTACAACTGATTCCGATACATCCTTTATCCAAGACTTAAACATTAAATTGTCTTCAGTTACACAAATCAAATGATTTGCACCTCTACGAATAATACGACCAATTAATCCATTATTCATATTCTCAACTAATTGACCCACACGGAATATTTTCTCATCAATATAATTTTCACGAAGACCTTTCCAATCAAACTTAGGTGCAATCTCCCATAGACTCCATCCCTCTTTAATATTCATTGCAGTACGAATTTTTTTAAATAGTTCCTCTGCGTCTTTTTGATCGAGTGATTTAGGAACTCCTTTCATAAATGATTTAAGATCATTCTCAGCAGCTGCCTTTCTCTGTTTTGATGCAGACATACCAGTTACATCATCAGAATCTGGATCACGATCACCAGCTGACATAACTTCCAAATTATCAAATTGATACAACTTACCATTATAATTACCAGTTAACTTTTCAAATTCTTTAACACGATCTGCTCCACCAAGAATACGAACATTAGCATATCCATCAGTATGTGCTTTCTTTAAAACATCAAAGATAGTTCTATTTGAAGGATCATTAACTATCTTATCTTTATGATTTGGAAACATCTTCTGCATTACTGATACTTTAGTATCTGCATCTAATGGATTCTTTTTCTTATCTTGAGTTCTTGAAGGAACAATCATATAATCATTATTATCAGAAGATGATGCAACAGTGTCTAATAATTTTTCATGTCCTGTTGTTGGTGGATTAAATCTACCAAACGCAATAGTCAAAGTTCCTTTTGTCTTCTCAACCTCTGGGGGTTGCATTACCATCTGAGGTTCTTGAACTGGTTCCTGCTGTTGAGGTGCTGGTTCAGAAGTTGTTGCTGATAATTTCTTTTCTTTATCTGACTGTGGTGGATCCTGCTGCCCTATCCTTTGTCTCTTATTAAAAAACTTTAATTGACCTTTCTCCGTCTTTGCTACAAACTCTCCTTTATTATCGTACCATCCTCCATGACCGTCACTCTTGAGGCCCATTCTTGTTGCCTGTTGAACGGCAAGTGATTCGGATATGAACTGTAAAAATGTTTTCATCTGCAAAGTCTCATCGTTACTGCATTCTCGTTCGCAATAAGATAATTGATAAGTTTTTGTCGCATTTGTATATATTTATCTGTTTTCCGTTTGTGCTTTTTACTCCTAATTGGTTTTTCAAATGACTGAAAACAATGAATAAGAAAATCATTAAAGATTTGTTTCTTAATTTTAGACTTCGTTTTAAACGAGTCGAACAATTCGTCTATCTCTTTATTCATAATACGTTATGCCTTACCATTTTCTGGTCTATCACTAGGAGTAGAGACTTTTTTATAATCGCACATTACATGTGAAGGAAATAATCCACCTTGCTTATTTCTAACATTAAAAATAAAATTATAATATTTACTTGAACATGTTATATTTACACCCTTTCCTTTACCATTCATTCTACCAAAATGAACAGTGATATTACCAGTAATATCAGCTGCTTGATTCATATAATCTTGAGTCATCTCATAAGCATCAATAGTAGTTCCTTGAGTATTATGAATCATCCAATATCCATATCCCATACCACTCTTTAAAAGTTTTTTAATCTTTGATTTATCAGGACTAACCGAAACTTTATGGCCTGATATTGGTTTAGTTCGAGGATAATTCACAAATGAATCACAAAATTTAACCATATTCTCCTTATCATCTATACCAAACATTTCAAGAAATGCTAATCCAGCCTTAGTTGTAATTTTATATTTTTTTATTTCATCAGCATCAAATAATTTTGGGCCATTCTTACCACCAACACCAGAATTAAAGAATGTTAAAGTAGGCCCATATTTAAGCGATAAGTAAATAGGTTTTTTTTCTTCACCATATTGAAATGTAACATCGGTCAATGTAGATCCCATATTCAATGTATCAGCACCGCCAGCAGTAACAATTAATCCACCATTTGATAAAGCTAAAGGACGTGATTGATTCTTACTACCTTCATCTAATACACCAGTTAATCCTTCATGAGATTTCATATCAGATAATGCTAAACCCAATTTTTTAGACATCTTATTACTAAATTCTCTAATGAAAGGGGTAAATCTACTTCCTGTTTCATTTGGTTTATTCAGTAATGCTAAAGCATCATCATAAAAATGTTTTTCAAATTGAGTGCCTCTGTTTATCTTTTTCCCACCAGCACCTTTACCACCAAACTCATCAGTCTTTTTAAATTTGGTAATAGGTATTGTTGACTCTCTTACAATACCCTTTAATCCAACCCCAAAAGTAATTTTTTTAGATTTTGTTCCACCAGTAGAAATCCATACCTGTTTTAACTTAGATCTTTCAGTTTTAAATCCAGCATCAAATTCATATATATCTTTTCCTACTTTAATATGACACCAATAGACATCTACCAACCCCACATCAGTGAGAAATTTTTGATCACCATAAAATTTATCTAAAAATGTATCGAGTCTACCATCGTACTCTTCACCATTTCTAACAAAGGTATCATACTTACAATTAGACATTCTTAACTACTACCACTCTTTTTGAAATATTTATTTAATACTTCAATCTGATCATGATATTTTGCAATCTTATCAAGTTCTTGCTCAACAGCCTCCATGACATCTGAG